TGCATCCTTCTTCCACAGTTTTAAGCTTTTCTCTTCTTCTGGACTTAGAGAAATATTCTTCTTTTTTGTTCTTCTTCTTACCCTATTTAAACTATGCTCCTTAAGTTCTTCATAAGATTTATCTATTATCTTCTCTGCTCTTTTAATAATCTTCTTCTTGTTCTTTTTATTAGCTTTACCTATAAGTTCTTCTAATTGTTGAAATAATGTCTTTTCTAGATGTTTTGCTCCATAAGGTGCTCTAGCCTTTACCTTTTCCTTTTTTACACTATCTGTTCCTGGTAAAGGTTCTATTCCATCTGATTGTACATCTAAAGCATCATGTATTACTTTTTCTAGTCTCATCCTAAGATTATCTATCTTATCTGCCAATAAGCCTTGATTTATACTGTCCAAGTAATTAGCTAGACTAATCAAACCTTTAAATCCTTTCCCTCTTCTTAGGCTCATTACTATAATTTTTCTTCCTTCATTGAGTGTCTTACCATCCCAACCTGCTACTTCTCCCATTTTCCTGTTCATAAAGTCTATTATATGATCAGCTAAGCTAGCCACTATTATATTGAAGCTTGGTAATTTTGCTCTAGTTCCCCTAACCTCTTTTCCATTAATAGTAATATATACATCATCCTTTTCTTGGTCTACTGCATATATTCTATCCCATAGTCTTATCTGTGTTAGAGTATGCCAGCTAATAGGTATTCCTACTAATGCTTTAGCCATATCCTCTACTTGCTGTCCTTGTGATCTACTACCTTCACCATATTCCCATCTCCAAGGTTTACCTCCCATTGCTCTATCTTCTCTAGCTCTACTGCCTTCTGGTTCATTCTCTTTTATTTTGCCTTTACCACTTACTATTAAATGTCCATTTTCTCCTATAGATACACTAAAGCCCCCTCTTAAATATGTAAAGGCTGCTGCTGATCTTGTCTGATGCACTTGTGCTACCTTAAGCTCATTCCTAGGTTCTACAGGATTAAAGGCTAATACCCAATCTGTTATACCAAATTTAGGTAGTACTTCCATATTAAAAAGGTCTGCAAAGTTGTTCTGGTGATCTTGTATTGTTCTGTTTTGTACTTCTATCTTATACTTTGCTCCCATGCCTACTTCTGCTCCTGTAGATACAAATTCTGTTGCTACACCATACATTTCACTTACTGCATCTACATATATTCTATAAAAGTCTACTGATTGCATTGCCTTAAGGTCTTCCATAAGTGGTACTCTTTCAGCTTTAGTATCTTTCTTTAGTCCCATCATCAATATTCTAATTTTCTTACTTGTCTTATACCTACCTGTAGTAATATCTTTTCTGTCTAACCTCTTAAGCTCATTCTCTATTTCTGTCTTTATTCTACCTACTTCTAACTTATCATAACCAGGTAGACCTATTAATGCTCCTACTTTACCTTCACTATAAACTTCATAGTTGTATCCATCCATTGCTAGAATAGTCTGTACTATAGTCCATACACTTATTATCTTAGAATTACCAAATAGTTCAGGCTTTACACTAGAGCTACTGCCATGTACTATTTCTCCTTCTGCGAACCTTGCTAATATTTGACCTGCTGCTTCTTGTACATAAAATGTTTGAAGCATTTGTCCTCCACAATATTGACATTGCTTTAATGCTTCTTTCTGTTCAGGTAACATATCAGGCAATATAGTAACTACAGGAAAGTCTCCTTTATATTCTTCTTTATCATAGCATATTGGACAGAAGAATTCATATCCTCCTAAATGGTTATAATCATCTGCTATTGGAAACATGAACCTTGCATCTTCTACATATAATTCTCCTGCCTCTTTATCCATTATAGCCTCACCATCTTCAATTGTTGTCTTTGGTAATCCTTCTTTATCTTTAGTTATTCTAGGAATTTCCTTATATGCTACTCCCCAGTACCAATCATCTAATGCTAGATCATAAAATAGTGAGCTTTTTACAAAATCATCCATGCTATAGTCTCTGTTAGGTTTACCTAAAGGACCAAACTTTTCATCAAATAATTTACCTTGATCTACATCTGGTTCTCTAAGTTCTCCTCCACAACTACACTTTTTGCCTTTGGGATTTATCTTATACTCCTTACCACATTTTTTACATTTATGTTTAAACTTAGGTTGCTTATCCCATCTGTTCCTTGTACATTCTTGAATTATTGCCCTAAGAGCTCTTCTTACAGGCCATGATGTAGTAGCTACTTCTAATAGATTTACATAATCAAATAGTGGTTTCCTAATTATAGGTTCAGGTTGAAATACATAAGATACATGTTTAGGAGTAGTCTTTATTATCTGTACTCCTATCCTATTACCTAACCAACTTAAGAACTTTACTTTTCTACTATTTGTATCTGTTTCTGTTCTTATTGTTGCTTTACTTCTTTTAGACATTTATCCTATCAACTTTCTATTATATCTTAAAGGCCAAGAAATTTTAGGCAATGCATCATAACATGACGACCATTTTCTTTTATTAATAGGATCAATAGGACTATCTTCTTCATCCTCATCCTTTTCTTTACTGTTAGTTTCAGCTTCTTCACAAATATCCTCATAGCAGCTATAGCAATAATATTTCTTTACCATACCCATTCCACCAGTAGGTAGTTCATCTAATATTGCTATAGGGAAAAGAACATCTGATGGTTCACCACAAGAATCACAAATACTATTTTGTATTGTCATATTAGCCTCCTCCTTTCTCTTCTGAAGAATAGATTATAATGTCCTTTTAGGTCTTCCACCATACCTAGCCATTAATAGTTTCATTTGTCTTTCCTTGTCTTTCTTACGTTTTTCTTCACATTCTTCATAAGTTGTCTTTGTATCATAAATGAAGTTATAAAGGTATTTGTCTATCATCTTATAGATTTTAGTTATTGGTACAAAGAAGCCCATATGTGTAATTGCATCTTGACTAAAACCTGCCATATTAACTACTATCCTTGCTGGTATGCCTATATACTCAAATTTGTCCCTAGATGAACTATATTTAAATACTGCACCACCAGAATTACCAAAGATTATCTGTGCATTACTCATCCAATATTCTATTCCCCATTCCATAGGCTCATTCATAAAGTTTATCATACCTTCTGTAGCTATAGGTTCATGAGCCATTGCTGCTCCACATGCCCATACTTTATCAAATACATGCACTCTTTCTATTTTATCTTTGGGCATTAAATAAGCTACTGGTTTTACTTCTGTTCCTCTTCGTAATTCCAGTAATGCTATATCTGCATCTTCATCATAGCATACAATGTCTGCTTTACAGCTTCCTGCTGAACCTAGACAAATAGACAGGTTTTCATAATGGAAGAATTGTACTTCTACTGGTGTCCTAGTTTCCTTCTTAATGTCAAAGCCTACCTTCTGATCAAATTTAGTCTTTACCATAATATTCTCCCTTACTACATGGTGACATGTTAGTATATAGCTATGGAATTTACCCTTTTTATCTGGTTTTGAATAGATTAATGTTCCACTTCCCCATGCTTCTGCTGCTCTTACTCTTACAGTAGGCCATAATATTTCTTTATGCATTTGTGCTATTTCTTCATCTGAATATACATTAAATTTTCCCAATTAAGGTTTCACCTATAATAATATATAAGGTGAAAGTGTATATAAATACTTAATGTCTCAAAAATTAGTTAGGATGGTTTACAATATTACACTGGCGCCATATAGATATTAATTCTCTACTAGAGACCATCCCATACTCTAGAAGAGTTCTACGCCTTTACCCTCAGCTTTTACCCCAATTACCCTGTTCAGGATTTTGAGAGGCTTTGGTAGTGGTGATTAACTCCACCTTGCTCTTAATCAAGGAGCAAATTTCAGCATATATTACTATGCACTTCTACCTTAATAAACTTTTCTATAAATTAAGTGTAGTAACTCCACTATTAAAGCTTTTCTCCTTAAAAGCATAAACAGCTAATGCTATACTATATACATAATCATCATGTCTCCCCTTCACCTTTGGAGCTTCAACCTTAAGAGTGTGTCCACTATACTTTCTTTCTGCATCTAACAACTGATCTACAAACCTAGCCTTTTCTCTAATGTACTTGGTGGTTTTTGGAAAGAATATTCTAGAATGTTGAAATTCTCTGTCTAATGCCTTAAACATTTCATCATTCTCATTCTTGCTACCATAGTAACCATCAACTATTGCCCATTGCTCTAGATCCTCTTTACCTTTATCATCCTCTACCTTCTCCCATACTCTCCTCTTTAACATATCAAATATTGCTACACCCATGCCTGGAACATCTACTAATACATACCTTATTGGGCTATAAGACTTTAAGAATTTTATTATATTCATTTTATCTTTTGCTCCTATTTGATCCTCAAATTCTAGTCCTTCTAGTTCTAGCCATGCTAGTATATGTATTTCTGTTCCATTAATTTCTATTATTGTCACTACTGTACTGTCTCCTGCCCTTGCTACATCTATGCCTGCAAACCTTAGTCTTTCCTTGTCCCATGTATAATCTTTTTCTAGAGTTACTAGCTTCTCCCATCCTATAAACTTAAGTGCTGTACCTACCCATTCTAGTCCAAATTGGGTTTTAAATTCTATACTATCTTGGCCCCACTTTTCCCTTTCACTTGCTACGTATCTTCTATAAGATACAGATGCTTTACCTGCTTGTTTATAGTCTATAATCTCTAACCAATCAGATGTACTTTTATTCTTTAAAGAATCTATGCTCCACTTCTGTACTGCTGCCTTAAAGTATTCATTCTTAAAGTATGGAGAAGTTGTTCCTGTCATTACCCTTACTCCTCCTGTTGCTGCTCCCATAGGAAATACATCTGTCTTAAGCTTCATGGCATTAATAAGTTCTGACTGCTCTATTATTAACAGCTGAAATGTTTCTCCTATAATCTTTGCTTGTTCACCTACTGATAATGATCTACACCCAAATTCTCTTCCAGTAGATCTACTCTCTAAAATAAACAAACTAGATGTTACTCCTTCTCCTGCTATTTGCTTAATGCTAGCTTTATCATCCAACCACTTCTTAACACACTTAAATCTTTTCCTTAACCTGTTTCTAGTAACATGAGTAATCATACTTTCTACTGGAGCAAATAGGCCTGCACTAAAGTCTCTACCTAAGAATATAACATAGAAAGTGCCTAGTATAAGTACACTCATTGCTACTGTTTCTGTCTTGCCTGATTGTCTTGCCCATAAAGATGTTAGTTCATTGCCTAATGCACCTGCTGTTATTGTACATTCTATTATCTTGTCTGATAAAGGCAATTGGTATGTTCTAAGCTTTAACTTAATGCCTTCATCTGTTTTTATTCTTCTAAGAAGTACTTCCCTCCACATTTTACAAGCTTCTATAATGTCAAAAATGTTCTTTGCTTCATTAACCTTTAACTTAATGGCTTGGATCTCATTCATTCTTCATCACTTCTCCAATAATCTTCCCACCAACAGTTACAGAATCTACGACAGAAAACACAATAATATTCAAAAACATGGGGTAACATTAAGCGATAGATACCTATTTTCCTATACAAATTACTTAAATCAAACTTATGATCTATTGAAGATAAAAATACTAAAATAAGATTTCTCATTTTCTTTTCTTCCTTCTTATGCTCCTTACTATAAATCCCAAATTAAAGGCCTCATAGACTATGCAAAATATGTTAAGTAGTACTACTCCCCAATTGCTAGTACCTATTCCCCAAAGTAACATAAATATTCCTCCTGCTACTCCTCCACTAAATTTTAGTAGTGATAGATCCTTAAGAGTATTCTTGTTCTTAAATGTCCTATACATTTGTGGTAATTTATGGAGTATTAATATAAGAGAACCTATGTATTGGAGTACATCTATCATTTACTTTCCTCTATATTATTATTAGTTTACAGGTTTATAAATGTTTTACTTACACACAGTTTCATATACATCTACTTCCCTTAGTTCCTTGTGAGATACTACCCTGCACTTTGCTGCCTGCTTCATTCCATAAATGATAATACTAATGCCTTTGTATTCTCCCTTGTAATTAAAGCCATCTGATTCTGCTACTTTCTTAAGAGTAATGCCCAATTCCTTTGCTACATCATGTGCCAGTTTATGATTGTCACTTCTGACTAGAATACTGGTTGTACCCAAAATATAGACAGGCTTTTTTCTTAAACAATTTATTACCCTAACTTTAATTTGTGCTGTAAGGCCCATTTTCCTTATTTCCTTACCTAACTCCTTCTCTGCATTTAATATAGATTGCGTTAATTCTCTTTGTGTCTCTAGAATTGCTTTTTCTTTCCAATCTTTAAATAATTTCATTTTTCTATTCACCTCCTACTATCCAAGGATTTACACACACAAAATTATCTAAAGTAACCTTCTTCCTCTTCTTAGAAGGTACTTCCCTCCAAGCTTTAGCTCTTTCCAAATGTGAATAATATTTCTTCATATACTTTAAAGCTGTTTCTGCATCATGTAATTCTCTTGCTCCTGGACTAGTATCATATTCTGCTAGTATACCTTTCTTTATTAGTTCCTCAAAATATTCTACTGAGGGTAATGCAAATGTGCCTATTCTAAAGACCATTATATCATCCCTCTCTCCTGCAATTCCTCAACACACTTTTTAGCTCTTCGTTCAACTAGTATGCCTAAAGCCATTTCAACCTTTTGTCTCATATCTTCTGGAATTTCTTCTAAAGGAAAAGATTCTCTTGCTAACTGCCTCATATATCTTACAATTACTGTAAAATATTGAAATGGTTTAAGTTTTTTCTTATTAACCATTATCTTCTTATCCTCCTCTTGCATCTAGGACATTCAAAGAATCTACTGTATCCTTTTCTCACAATTACTTTTCCTTTTCTAGTAACAGCCATGCCTATAGTGTAGCTTCTTTTCTTTGCTAACATCAGTATAAGAGGATCATGTTCTTCACAGAATAGATTCATTACTTAATTTCTCCTTATTACTTCTATCCTAACATGCAACTTGGGAGTAAAACTATCCCCAATTTTTTCAAGTTCCCTCTGTAAATGCCATAAACTTGTTGGAGGCATCTCTTGTTTGTACCGTATGACTATTTCAGCATAATTAAAATCATCTTTACTCATGACTTAATCTCTCCCTCCCATCCACACCTTTTACACTTTGCCCTAAAGTCTGTCCTAGGTTCTGTATTCTTCTTTGAGGATTGGCCCCCAAACCTTAATGATCTTTTCTTTTTAGGTAAGTTTCTTCTTCTTATTATCATCTTCTTCTTTTCCTTAATTACCTTGGTTCTATTGACCACATATTCAAGTTTATGACTTCCACAATTAGGACACTTCATAATTATCCAAATCCCCATTTAATTGAATAACCTGCTGTATGCCCACATTTAGGACATTGCTTAAAATATGAATCTTCATCTTCCTGTTGTACCATTTTAGTTCCACATTTGGAGCAATTCATCTTTTATCCATCCACCCTAAATATTTGACTATTACACAAGCTAGTAAAGATGCTGAAAGGTTCACAAGGAATGTAATAATTATATCAGTTATGTTCATTCTTTTTTCTCCTTACTAAATTCATAGTAGGCATATGTTCCATCAAATTCATCATTGTACCTTCTTATAAGAAGTGGAGACTTAGCTGCTTCTATACTAAAGCCATTTACTCCATTTTCTCTAGTACAAACTGTTATTCTATCTTCTTCTTCATATACTTCCCTGAACCTACAAAAGTCTCCTTCTGTTAATCCTATCTTATCCAGAATTGCCTTATCCTTCGCTTTTCTTTCTTCTCTGTTTCTTTTTAATCTTTCAACTTCAGATTTATATTTTTCAACATCTTCTTTTGTAGCTTCAACAAACTTGTCAGATGTACTTATACTCCACATTCCATAAGGAGTATTAAACCATTTTCCATCTTCACTTATGTATCCAACTACATCCCTTTGCTTTACAAACTTCTTTTCTTTTTTACTCATTCTTCTTTCACCAACTTAATTATTTCCTCTATTACTTCATCTTCATTATCCATCCAATATCCTTCAACTATACCTTCCCAATTATGTATATCAAAGTGCCATTTAGCATTATATATTAGATCAGCAATTTTCTTCTTAAGTTCTTCTTTTCTCCATAATTTTTCATTTGCTTCTTTTTGTTTCTTAAACCATTCTTCTGTTTCTTCTCCCAATGTTGCTCCGCATATACGACATTCATAATATCCCATACCATCATCTCTAACAGATACTAACTTCATTTCAACTTTACATTTTTCACAAATATATATTCTTTTCTTAAGTTCTTCTTCAACCATTTTAACCACTTACCTTTACCACAAACAAGTATTTAAAGTTTCCTATATATTCCCCTATTGCTATTTGGTCAGTTATCCATGTAATCAATTTATCTTCTCCCCTCTAATTCTTTAAAGAATACATACATTACCTTAAACTGATCTTTAATTAATCTGCACTTCCATCTAATTCTTCTCCATTCTAAATTCATTTTCTCATCCTCTAATTAAACACATTAGGATCTTTCATATAGATTATAGGTATAAGCTTAAACCTTTTATCTATTGGAGGTTCATTTAGCCATGCATCTACAAATGCTTCTCTTTCATTATGATTTATTGCTCTATCCATATCCTTAAAGGAATAGGTTGTAAACCTTGCTATAGTTACTAGAAGCATAGTATTCTCCTTAAATTCCTTTGATGATCTAAACCACATTATTTTTCTTCTTCATCATTTTATGAACTCTTTCAACCTCTTTTAAAACTTCTTTACTTGAACCATGAACAATTAAAGAAAAATTTTTAGCTAACTTTATTTTAGATATTAACTATACACCTTCCTACCATAGTCTATTTCTCTAACCTTCACACCATATTTATTAGCTTCTATCCATCTGCCTTTTCTTTTAACATACATCCTTATTTCAGTCCTCATTCAGTACCATTTCTATTGCACAATTAACTAGATCATCTGATACATCTGGAAATTCTTCCATCAATAATACTTTCTTATAAAGTTCATTAGCTAATTTTTGTTGTTTAGAAGTTAAGTTTTCATCATGTTGCATATTTCTCAACTTCATTATTGGTTTCATTTTAACCACTTACATCTACCACACTCTAATATTTAAACTTTACTATCAACCTGTATATCTAATATACATTCAATCACTTTTCAAATAACCATAAAGCTAATGGACTTTTCTTCCTATCCAAATAATGAACTTCTCTTAACAAAAGATTAAATCTTCCTAATGATTTTTCATAGTCATGAAGATAAGCAAATGGTAACTTTTTATAAGCTTCTAGAATTACTAACCATTTATCTGTTACTCTAACCATTTCCTTTAAAAATTCAGATATTCTTTCCTGGTGCATTAATACTGTACAAGTAAATACTAAATCAAATGCTCTTACCAAAGGAAGTTTCTTTCCAGATGCTAAAACCTTATTTAATCCCCATCTAGGTATAATCTTTAAAGCTTCTCTATTATTATCTAATCCTATATAATCAGAATATTCAAAACACTTCTTCAATCTTCCAATACCACAACCAACTTCTAAAACTGATCTAGGATTTAAAATATTCTCCAATTTACATATTACTTTCTTTTGTAAATGATCATCTGAATCTAACCTAAAACTACTCATGTCTCCTATATTTCTCCTTTGGAAATTTTTCTCCACACTTTATACAAAAGTACCATTTTAATCTGATGGCAGTTTCTCTACTTACATCTGCTGTATCTGGTACTAATTTATGTTCACACATCTTACTTTACCTCTTCCTCTTCCCAAGGTATTTCTTCATCATTTAGAAACTTCTCAAATTCTTCTTCTGTCATATCAAAAATGTGTTTACATCTTTTTATGATTGTAGGACATTCTATACACCAATATCTTCTATGATACCATTTTCCTGTATAGTGACTTCCTCCTCTTCCTCCTCTAGCTCCTTCTTGGTATGAATGTTTAGAGCCATCTTCTGTATAGACTTTAGCTTTAGATCCCTTAAGAATAGTCTTATGGCAATATTCACATTCATGGTCTTTGCGTGTCTTCTTTATTTCCTTTATCATTATCTTTCCTTAACCACTTACACTTACCACACTCTACTTAATAAGCTTTACTATCAACCTGTAATTACAAATATACAAAAAATATGGGAAGTGTATTTACCAGATACAGTAACTATTATTCTTTCTCTACTTCTATAGCTGTTATGGTAGTTCTTTCCATTAAGGCCTTTAATCCTAGTACTTTCCCTAATAGGTTATTAAATGTTATAGCATCCATTATTCTATCTTCAGGATTTAATGGTATAAGTGTATCATCTTCATCAATTGTAAATGTGAATGTTGATTGTTGAGGACTACCATGTTTAACTTGTGTCTTAATCTTTATTTTCATATGTTTCACCTGATACATTTATTATTAAGTGAAAAGTAATATATAAAGCTTATATTCACTATCTACAATAAAAGTGATTGATATTAAAAATAGTTATGATATTTAATATATACTTTCTAAGAAATGCCTAAGACTTCCTTTAACTTATCAAATAATTCATCATCATATACTCTTGCAGCTTCTAATATTTGTTGAATTTGTATAAAGTAAGCCCATGATTCTTGTATAGTTGGATCTACTTTACTACGTTTACTTGCATCTTTATCTAAATGCCTTGTATATCCCATATTTATTCATCTACAATATTCCTATACCTTTTCCTATTAATATACCTTTCTAAAATAATTGCTTACAGAATACAACTAATCATGAAAGAGATCCCAAAGAGCATTCCTTGTTTTCTCTATCGCCTTCTCATCTTTTTTTACTTTCAAAACTTGAATATCTGTTTCTTTATTATGCCTATAGCTAGGTTCTACTCTAACAAATACACCATGAATATCTTTCTTAGGAATCCCTTCATAAGCCATTAACCCTAGCTTATTCCATAGCTTTAAAACTTCATCATAATTATCTAAGTCCACTATTACTTCAACTGCTACTTTAGGCCATCCTGGTTCACTATTCTCAATTACCTTGCTAGTAAACTTAATGTTCTTTTCCCTTAAATAATCATCTACTTTCTGCTTTACAATGTTAGCTGCCTTTATGTATCTGTTCATTGTCCTATGATAAAAGAAGAAATTGATGTAACCTGAAATAGTATTCCATACTCTTTCCATAGTTATCACTTTTGTTCTACATCTAGCTTCCAATATTTCCATGAACCTACATTATAAACTCCCATTGTATGCCAAACACCATTTTGAGCTTTGTCCTCTTTACTAACTACAACCAATGTTCCATCTTTATTATTAATAACATCCTTTACATCTTTATATCTATGCTCTTCATTAGAAGCTGTTACAACCACTACATTCATACAACTACCACCTCCAATTAGTTTCTAAATAAACATAATCATTATCCACTATTTAAAGGTTCTCAAAAATATTGTCTATAAAAAAAGGTTATTATGGATACTAATCATATCCTTCATTATGCATTGGTTCTCCCCTTCTTTGATCACAATCAGAACAATTACCTAATTCATATGTATCTACAATAGCATCAATATTATCATCAGCTATATTTGACATAGCTTTAGTAGTTTCTTCTGTTATTGGAATATTTAAATGAAATTCCTTATTTATATCAAGAATTAAATCTCTACCTAATCCATTAATGTTTTCTGTGAAACTATTCATTCCATCAAAGCAAGAACCTTCATGACCTTTTTCTAACTGACAAACAAACTCACCATATGGTGAAGCTCTATAACATTTCATTTCTTTAATCACCTCCCCTACAATAATCTTTATTATTATGGAGAATCATAAATAGTTCTGTTATTAACCAATAACCATAGTTTAACTTGGTAAGCTTAAATACTTCATAAAGGGCTTCACACTTTAAACATTTACTCATTTTTAATCAAATAATATAGTATGTATGGTAATATATAAACCTTTCATAAAATGCATGGTTAAACTATATATAGACTAAAAAATAATATTTTCAATATCTTCTGGATAAAGAAACTTCACATCATCTAACATACTAATACAATGTAATGATACCATCAAATGACTTATTAAGTGATCATGTAAAATTATTTCCCCTTTCTTAAACTTTATCTTCTTATTAATAACTTCATATGGTAAAAATTTAAATAATGCTTCCATTATACTTACTTCACTAAATTCATGTATCCATACATCAATTCTTTCCTTTACAGTCTCAGGCATACATATACTTATAAATTGAAATAAATTAAATGTTGATGAAGCAGGTATTATTATGTTCTTTCCATCATCTAAAACTGTTAATGATCTACATTCAACTTCCATTTTAATCAACTTACCATATACATCCATCATATATAAACATTATGTTAAACTATAAGTGACTAACATGATCCTATTTTCTTCCTAGTTGTAAGCCTCTTATAATTAGGTTTGTAATCCTTAAATTTAACTACTTTATAATAGTGAAGATTTACCCATCTTGCTAGGTCCCTAAGTTTCTTATCATCTTTCCTATTATTGTAGATCATAATGAATGGTCTTACACCTAGATCCTTAAGTAACTTTACCCTATAGAGATCTTGATCTAAAGTAGTATTGAATCCTACTAGGACATAGAATAACATATAGTATGATCTTATGCCTGCCTCATTAAGTATCTTTACTTTCTTCTTAATAATAGGAGCTAGTTTAGGATCATCAAATGCAAAGTATAATGTTCTTCCCCTGAATGTATGATTATAGAATTTAACTTTAGATAGTAATGTTGCATTTTCCTTATTAACTAACCTAATATCTAATCCCTGGCTAAAGCAGACTTTAATCTTATATTTAATAAAGTATTCTAGCTTCTCCTTCCATAATGGACTTGCTAGAAAATTATTATCTATAAGTATAACTCTTAATGCTCCCTTAAGCCATGATAAATCTTCTTCCTTAATGTTCCCTTCCTTCTCCCTTACTATACAAAATTCACAATGCCTAATACAACCTCTAGATGTAAAGCCTATTCTTTCCCCTTTGGTCATATTAAATAGTTCATAGTCTGGTACTAGAGCTTCTATGTTAGGAGGAAGTTTAGCTTTAATATCATAGCCTGATCCTCCCATAAATATTTTACTACCATATGTTCTATCAAACTTGTAGCCACTTAGATCTAATATAGTTACTTCATCACCTTTATCCATATGGTATTTAGTTATCTTCATTAATGCTAGATTAGGCCATTTACCATCAAGTTGTATAATACCAATCTTCATAGAATCACTAATATTATATACTCATCATCTTATTTAAATACTCTCTAAAAATGCCTCTTGTATATAGGAAAGGTAAAATACCACTCTCCCTATTATTCCCCATCCCCACTGTGCAGGCTACTTACATTGCTACAGACCAGTTGTACCCTCTATACCTTATTTCTATTCTTTATGTATAGATCATAGCTTCTTACACTAGATATTGGACTACCATTTTCCTCTAACCATTTAATTAGTTCTTCCATTTTAGAATCTTCCACAAAGTACTTTCTTACTTCATAAATGTCTATTATATTACCTTTCATATTCTATCACCACCTTGATAGTTGTATTCTCTATATCTTTAAAGGAGTGAATAGCTGGTTGCTCCAAGCACTTACACTTAGATTTTAATTGCATTGCCTAGCCTATTCCTCCATGATTAACTATAGTTAAACTTCTATAAATACTTTACCATTATTAGTTGTACTTAGCAGTTGTAGACTTAGTGAATTACATGGACTATTGGTAGACTATTGTTAGACTATTAGTTTAACTGACAAGCTATACATTTACACTTGATAGTCCATTGACAAGATGCATAGTAAGTTAAACTTTATCCTAGCTAGGCATAGAAAGTACAACTGTTAAGTAAGTAAAAAAGTTATATGGAAAGTGATAAGAACATAGTTTTAGGTACTTTCTCTATTTTACTTATAGCCTAATTATAGATAATTTAATATTGACAACCTACGGTTTATGAACAAATATTCAATAATTAAGCTATATTCTATACAAGCCTTTTCTCATTATTTTGTTAATCTAGAAACTGAAGAATCTTGAAGAAAAGTTAGGAATTGTTATTTTAATGCTTTTACTAAAGATTCTTCTGCTTCTTGTACTTTAATGAGAGCCTTATGTATATTGCTTCCAAATATTGCAGTAATAATGCTAAGTTTATCTACATTTTTCTTTACATAGTCAAGAACAAGCATTTCTATAGTAGTCTTTAACAATTTAGAATCAGAAGAAACAGCTTTAAATAGATTATCATTTAATTCTGCAATTACTATTTTATTTCCTTTTAAACTCATTCTACCACCTCCTTCGCAGACTTAGTTAATTTCATATTCTATTTTACATTTGCTGGAACAATAGCTGATACTTCTACTATTACATTATCTATATCTTCAAAGTTTATTAGTTCATCAAAGTTATAGCTATTTGCTTTTTCATTTGGTTGTAGTTCACATCTTAAATTAGCTACTAATCTATTAGCTTCTTTTACAGCCTTTAAAGTATCTTCAGCTTCTATAATGCCTATCAAAGTTATTATCTTTACACACACTTGTCCTTGATAGAAAACAACTTTCATTCTAACTTCATATTTATCCACACACATCACACTCCTTTTAATCTATAATTAAAGATAAGGAAAATGGGATATTTAAAGGTTATTATCTTTGATCTAAATATCCTTTCTTAATACAATAGTTTATAAGCTTACCAATAAACTTCATCATTTTCTTTGTGTGTCTTTTAAACTTTCTATGAGCTACTTCATGGCATATTAAGCCTATAGAAGGATTATGACTTAATCTAATATTCCACCATCCATAACTACCACTTCCTCTGTTACCATAGAATCTTATTTTCTTACAGTCTTCAGCTTTTATTTTGTAAAAATGTCTAAACAATTTCTTTACTAAAATTTCAGCTATATTATCATTAACTTTAATTTCATAAGCTTTAGGATACAATTGTCTTTCTTTCATATAGAAGGCTAATCTATATCCTTCATTCTTTTCATATCTTGCTCCAGTCATTCTACCTATAAGTCTTTTCTCTTTAAGAACATATTGCTGAACTTCCCTATCAAGTTCTATTGGTGTATAGTAAGGTGTACCATCTTCATTCTTAAAACTTTGTAATTGATTTCTAATTTGACTTACATTAATATTGTATCCACGATATTCTATTACTTCTTCAGTCATTGTATTCACTTACTTAATGTCACTACATTATTCTATAAAAATCTTTCTATTTAATTGTATAAGAGAAATACAGAATAACCAATAACTGTTAAACATAAATACAATAGAAATATTTAAAAGTTATTATTGGGGAGTATCTGGTTCTTCTGTTCCTTCTATAGATGGAAGCTCAATAACATCTCCTTTAATTGGTTTATATTCATTTGTCTTTCCTTGAAAATCTTCTTCTTTATTCTGCAATATTATATATTCTGTAGTAGCTGCTATTATAGTCCAATTGTCTTTATCTACTAATTCTTCTATCCATTGTGTCAAATACTTAATATGCTCATCTCTATGTCCAACTTCATACTTTTCATTGTAATCACAGTCTGTCCATTCATTTATATTTTTAAATAATATCTTAATCACTTTATCACCTCCACACTTTTAATAATTGGAATAGCATCATAATATCCTATAATTTCCTTTTCTTCTATCCACTTTAAAGTATGACCATTATATTCTGCCCAAGCTTTAAGTAATAACTTAACTATACTCATTCAACATCCACTACTTCAACTGTCTTTGTAGAATGTGTATGATGGTCAATAGCATGCATTAGATAGTCTATATAGCCTTGCATTTCTGATATTAAATATACTAAGTTACTTAGAATCTCTTTTTCTTTTGGTGTAACTTTCTCCCAATCTTTACTTACTTTTAATCCTAAAGATTCACATATTTTCTTTTGACAACTTAAACATATTCTTCCTATACTTACTTCCACATACATTTCCTTACATATTTTACATTCAACTTTATCCATTACTTCACCTCCTTATAATAATAGATTTTAGTAGGTATTAATTCTATAGTCTTTCCTATTCCTGTATATTGAATGAAGATCAAATGCTTAGCTACATCTAAACCTTTATCAAAAGCTAATTTATCTAAACAAGGAAGACATATTACCCATGTTCTATCCTTCTTATCCACTACCTTTCTCCAAAATGCATCTTTAACTATATAGTCAAACTTAGGTACTTTTCTACATATTCTACAAGGTAAAGTTAGACTATCAGATACTCCTCTCATCCAATTTCCTCTTTTAAGATGGTATATTTTCATTGTATTATACTCCTACATCCCTACATAATTGCCAATCTAAAAAGTCATTCCAAGCATTAACTATTACCTTAAAGCCTATATGTACTTTGTCTCTACAAGCTTTACTAAATATTATCTTATTAATAAAGTCATGTATAGTATCTAGAATATCAAAGAATAAAAGGATGTTTATATGCATATACTTTTCTTGTGGTTTTTTAAGTATCCAATGTACCAATTCATGTAGTAAGACTATTGAGCTATTATTCTTTAGCCAAATAACATTCTTTCTATAAAATCCTAAAGTCATACTTAAGGATATTTCTATCTTATACATCTTAGATAGTTTCATAAATTCTCCTAATGATCTAGTTACTTTAGGAAAGATCATTTACATTTTTCACATCCTTTGTAAGAATATTTCAGCATATTTATTTGCATACTTTTCTTCTTTCTCCTTATCCACAAATACAACCTTCAAATTGATTAAGTGGTGGAACCATTCATGAAGAACAGTCTTCTTGTCAATTGTCTTTGTCCTAGTTCTAGCCTCATGTAAATGAGGATAATAGATAGCACTATATTTAGGATCTATACTTGTATCTATATTAAGTCCCATTTCTTCACAACCATAATATTCAGCCAACTTACCTAAAAATCCTGTGTAAGTATTATTGCCCTTCATCATACTATTAGCATCTTTACATACACTTTCTGGAGGAACACATTCATCAAATTTAAGCCATCTTTTCTGTCTATTAGGCAATTTCTCTTCTAATGTAGAAAGTCTATTTGCTATGCCATTTAACTTTCTATGAATGTTATTCCACTGACGCTTACTAATCTCCATTATCTACTATCACTTCTCCTTTTCTTTCACATAAGGCATGTTTCCATACCCATCTTTTATCAAACCTTTTCCTTAAGATTAATCTTCTACCTTCATTCATATTCTCTTGATGTACATGCCATTCAAAGCAAGTAATAACAAAGCATCCTTCACAGTGCATAGGTTCATCCACTAAATCTTCTACTTCAAAATACATTTACCAACCTCCTATTAATTCTATTAAACTTCTTAAATTTTTTATCAAATATTGTCTAAGTCCATTAAGTTTAATATCCTTATGCACTACATCAATGTACAAGTCTACTTTAACAGGATTATCTACTTTACCTTCCATTATTCTTCTAGCTCTACACCAGAAACAAGATAGATGTATTCTCTTTACTTTCTTGCTACAATAAGGTTGACAAAAGAATGAAAATAATGATCTCTTAAAGCACCTATAAATTTCCCTAATTGATGTGGGCTTAGGAATTACATAGTAAATCCAAAGTACTTTATCAGCTATTAGTAACATTCTTCCTTCTAGCAATAGCCATATCTTAAACAATTTACCTTCTGGAAAAGCTTTACTAAATACCTTAATGTATTGTATAGTCTTAGCTTGTCCTCCTTCTAGTAAAGTATACTTAGACAAAATAAACTTACCATCATAAGTATACACTATTTGATCTACCATTATTTATCTACCTCAAACATATCCTTCCAATCCTCTTTCTTTTCCTCTTTAGAGGACTTTACTATATTTTGTTTAGAAGGTTTAAATTCTACTATTGGACAATTATCTAGCCTTGCACTAGCAATATTAATGTATTCTCTATTAACCTCTATTCCTATCCACTTTCTATTAAGCATTTTAGCTGCTATACATGTTGTTCCACTACCTACAAAAGGATC